ATACGTCAGCAAAGATCTTCGCTAATCATCAAGTAGCAGGTACATAGGAGTAATCAATGGCTATAAAGACTACAGATGTCGATACTGAAATCACTGTAGAAACTGGAATCGACCTTAGTGAAGCTACAGTAATAGAGTTAGTCTTGAAAACGCCAACTGGTGATTATGTTGTACTGGACGACAGCGATCTTAGTGTTTTTGAGATAACGAAAATACGTCATATTAAGACATTGGATACATTCAATATAGCTGGTCCTTGGCAGTTAGAGGCGTTTGCTCAGTGGGCTAGTGGTAGGCAGTGGACCGGAAATCCTACAACTGTAAATGTTTCATCTACAATCCGTGACGAAATGGAGTAATTAGTTAGATTTACATAGAATCACCATTAAACAAATAAACTATATATGGTAGAATACTCTTGATTAAATACGTCAATAAGTTTCCTGGCATAAAGGGCGCTTATTGGAAAAGTAAGTTTACTCTAAATTATTTTAGGAGGCAAAATGAATCTACTAGAATTGCTCAATAGAGTCATTCCAATCCTTTCTAGTGCGACTAGCCGTGGCGAAGACAATTCACCACTTAATGTTTTGGCTTCGGTCAAGACGTTGCTTGCGCAGGGTGGAAAGATTGGGCTTAGCGAAACTGCTGCAGTCGCCAAAGCGATTGGAGTTGCTTCGTCTTACGAGACTCTAAAAGAGGAAGATCGAAGATTCCTCCGTGATACGTGGAGTGAGCTGACTGCTCATCTTGACAAGTATACATATAAGTCTTGGGAACAAGCCGAGGACGAGGGCGCGGTGGAGATTGCTGCGTCGGTTCTTCGTGCTGCTGACGAGTCTGAAGGGTTGGAGTGGAAGGTCCGTGTAATCGAGTCTGGAAAGACCGTCGATGGACGCCACGTCTATAGTCCCGATGCAGTCAGAAGCGCTGCCGAGTTGTTCGATGGCGCTCAGTGCTTTGCCGACCATGCACCTGAGGGTGAGAATCCTTCGGTTAATAACTTGGTTGGCTGGTTCTCTGATCCTGAGATTGTTTCTCTTGACGAGGACAAAGTTGCAGTCGAAGCCACTTTGCATGTCTTGGAATCTTCTCCGTTCGCCAAGCTGCTGCGTGAGATCTATCAGCGACAGGCAGCGGATAAAGTTGGATTCAGCATTCATGGTAATGGCAAGGTTCGCCTTGACCAGCAAAATGGTGTTACCATCCGTGTTGTTGAGTCCATTGACAAAATTTCCAGCGTCGATCTAGTCACCAAGCCGAATGCTGGTGGCAAGCTCTTGGATCTCAGGGCTGGAGTCTACAAGGCCGCAGATATGCTGCCTGACATCAAGATTGATACTGGCGATTCCGACACCGACATTGAGACTGACGAAGGCGAAGTTGAAGTTCAAGAGTCGGTCGATACGAAATATAGTGAGGATCTTATGAGTCTGAAAGCTGAGTTGGAGCAGATGAAACTTGAGAGTGGCCGCGAGAAGCTTATTGCGAGCTACAACCTGCCCGATACAGCAATGGAGATTGTGCGCCCAAGGCTGAGTAAGGCAAACACACTCGACGAGATGGAGTCTGTTCTCAAAGAGGCACAGACCGTTTGGTCTGCTGCTGTTGAGACTCAGGCTCGTGAAACTCCGTTGTTTGTGCAGACCCAGGAACCCACTAGGCATATTATCAGATTGCAAGGCTTGATTGCTGGATCGCCAGTTGATGGTGTCCAACCATACAGCGGTCTACGCGAAGCCTACTCGGATATTTCGGGTCTGCCCTCGCACCGTTTCTCGCCCCAGCAATTTGCTAACGCTATGATCCGATCTTCGCAAGGTTATGACTCTGCTAATGTTCTACGCGAGACAATTGCAACTGGTGACTGGGCTTACAGTCTTGGTCAAGCAATTTATCGCCAGATGATCAGGGAGTACAACCTGCCCGGATTTGACGATTGGCGTAAAGTGGTTTCCGATATCACCAACCTGCGTGATATGAGAACGAATGACAGGATGCGAACTGGATACTACGATCTTCTGCCAGTGGTTAATGAAGATAATACGTACCAACCGCTAACTGACCCCACAGAGGAACGAGCACACTTCGCCCCGCACAAGCGTGGTGGGCTTGCTGACTACACTTGGGAGGCTACGCTGAACGACGACCTCGGAATGCTGCGTGCTATCCCTCGTAAGTTGGCTCTCTCTGCTAAGGTTACACTGTGGTATAACATCCTGAATATCTTTATCAGCAACCCTGAAACGAGCTACGATAACACCGAGCTATTCCACACCGATCACAATGATAACACTGTTTCTGAAACTCTAACGGCAGCTAACTGGGCCAATGCGGTACAGTGGATGCGTACCTCGAGTGTTCTAGGGAATGACAATATTCCGATGGGTCTTGCACCCAAGTTCTTGATCATCCCGCCTGACCTTGAGGCAACTGCCAGAAAGCTCAGGGAGAGTGATGTTGATATTGATGCATTAACTGACCTTGAGAATGTAGCCAACATTTACAAGGGTTCGTTCGAGATTATCATCATTCCGTTCTGGGGTAATGCAGCGCACTGGGTGACTATCGCTGATCCTAATTTGATCCCGACGATTGAGGTCGGTTTCCTTGGTGGGCGCGAAGAGCCCGAGCTGTTCACTGAAGCTCAGAATAGTGGAACACACTTCACGGCTGACAAGATCACTTATAAGATCCGCCACGTCTGGGGCTACTGCATCCTCGATCATCGTGGAATGTATAAGGGCACAGGTTAATAGGAGGATAATATGAGAAAGAAAGATCTTGTTGGAAGTTATCACGACTACGTTCGGATTGAGCTTGCGATAGCCGATGACGGTGATGTTCGCTCTGTTTTTGTGCCGCCTTATGATCTAACAGTTAAGTCCATTAAGGCGTATCCTGGCACGGCAGCTATTAGCGAGGCTGCTAATCAAGCAGTACTGACTGCGCGTTATGGTACTGTGACTATGGGTTCTGTTACTGTTGGCACTGTTGGAGCATATAGTTACGCTGAAGTTTTTAGCGGAAATCAAGAGTGCTTGGCAGGAACACCCGTTTACCTAGGGTATGGCACTGTTGAGGATGGCCTGGCGCTAGAGCTTACTCTGGATATTGAGTACGTTGAAGGTACTGGCCGCGCAGCTGGTACTGCAATGCCGTAAACGTAACGTGTAGAAAGTAAATGGGGTAACGAAGTGTTACCCCATTTACTACAATTTCAAATTGACAGTTGTATGTCTAATCATCTAACTTAAAGGAGAGTTAAAATGAGAGTGTTGTTAGTAAGCAATGCAGGTTGGGCACCAAGTGGCTACGGAACTGCAGTTGAATCACTTGCGCCACGCCTACGGAATGCTGGGCACGAGATTGCTGTATCTGCTTTCTTTGGTCTTCAGGGCGGTCAAGTAGAATGGAAGGGAATCCATCATTACCCTGCAGGTTTTAAGCCTTACGGTAGAGATGTAATCCCCTTACATGCTAGAGATTTTGCAGCTGACATCGTAGTTACACTAATTGATGTGTGGGTGTTAGATCCCAAGCTCAATGAATACGTAAGGTTTTGTCCTTGGGCACCAATCGACCATAAACCTGTACCGCCAAGAGTTGCGGGATATTTAGAGAAGGCTTTTGCTGTGTTTTCGTGGACCAAATACGCTGTAGACGAGCTAGAGAAAGTAGGTATACGATCTTATTATATTCCTCTGGGTATCGAAACAGACATCTTTCAACCGATGGATAACCCGAAAGAAGCTAGAAGCATCTTTGGTATACCAGAGGATGCATTTGTAATAGGTATGGTAGCTGCAAATCAAGCTAAATATCCAACACGTAAAGGCTTTGAGAGGATTATGCCAGCGGTACGAAGCCTAATTGATCAGGGATACGATGATCTAGTACTTTATCTTCATACATTGCCTACTCCTGATATTGGTGGCGTAGACCTTCTGCAAGCCATCAGGACCTTTAAATTAGAAGATCACGTATATCTACCGCGCCCTGACATATATCCTATGGGTGGCATGAGCAGAGAAGACTTGGCACTTTTGTATAACGCATTTGATCTTTATGCGATGCCAAGTAACTCTGAGGGTTTTGGATTGCCGCTTGTAGAAGCACAATCTTGTGGTGTTCCTGCTATTGCTACTAACTTTACCAGTATGCCCGAACTGTGTGCCTCTGGGTGGTTGATTGACGTGGCTACAACTTACCTAAGCCCATTACAGGCATGGCAGTCGTTAGCAAGTATAGATTCAATTAAAGAGCGAATTACTTATGCCTACAATAATCGCGACGAGCTTAAACAGAAAGGCAAAGAAGCACACCAGTTTGCAAAACAGTATAGCTGGGATAAAATTATAGAAGACAACTGGGTTCCTACATTAAATGAACTCAGCGATAAAATTGACAGATCTAAGAAACATGCAGCGCCAGATATTAGTAACATGCCTACAGAGAGAATAGATAATGGCAATTGAAGAACATGAGATATACGATAGGATAAATAAATTAATTCCAACCTCTGAAGACTCTGACTACTATCCTCCTGTAGCACTTGATTTTGCACTTGAAGCAGCCAGAATTTGGCACAGTACTATGCTGCCAAAGCCATCCTTGATAATCCATGAAGGTGATGGATTGCAAACGAAGTGGGATCTACCCGAAGATGTAGTACGTATAAAACGTATAGAAAAACCCTATGGTCGATCCCTCCCGCAATACATAGGCTCCTCTGAGTGGACTACTCACTTAAGCGAAGACGGGCCAGAAATTATATTTGCTTCTGCGCCTGGTGACGGCGAGGAGTTTGGTATACATTACTCTGGTATATGGCAACTGAGCGATATGAGTAAGAATGATAGACCTGCAATTACTTATCTTGTTGCAGCTTGGATTAGCATGCGTAGAGCTGCTGCCATGAGCGACGTGATAGATCCATTGATAGAAGCTGATACAGTAAATTACGCTGATCGCTCGCAGGGATGGATTAATTTGAAAAACCATTTTATAACTCTTTATGCACAAATCAAGGGGCTATCTGCAAAATCTGTGCGAGATGGCAGTCCACCTATTGCCTTTGGCAAAGCTTCTACTCCTGTAAGCAGGCGTTATACCAGATGGTGGTGGTGGACATCAAGTCCTGAAGGATAAAGTATGAATGGTATAGAAGTTGCTAACAAAATCAAAGATGTACTTGAAAGCGTTGAGGGATGGACGGGTAAGATATATGTTTATATTCCAGATGTCAAATCTGACCAGGAGTACCTTGATGCACTTGTGGATAATAGCACTGGTCGTGTAGACGCATGGTTTATCCGCAGGAGTGGTTTTAGAAGTATAAAATATGGTGAAGGTGTCAGAATTCCTACAAACTACAGGGTAAAGCAGCATACTTTCAGCATACGTGGTTGGCAATCTATATATGATAGGCATAGTGGTAAGTCACTTGAAGATGCTACTTCAGAGATTGATTTTCAAGACAGGTGTGATAAAATAGAAGAAACCCTTGCAAAAACGTACTCTTTAGGAGTATCTACGCACGATGTTGTTGTTGCAGGAGTTAACTTTACAATAAACCATGATATGTTTAGCAAGGTACTTTGTCATTACGTAAATATATCGTTGACAGTAGAAGAGAGGTTGTGTACTAATTATGAACTATAAATTCGCTGATAAATCCGTCACTCATATGTCTGTTGGTTATTACTCTTTTGGGATAAATAAGTCTAGTGGTAATATCAAAGGCTTAAATCCTGAAGAGCATGGATGGCTAATAGACAAATGGCTGAAAAGTGGAATAATTGTAGAAGTAAAAGAAAAAGTAGAGAGCAAGGTCTTTGAAGATAAAGAGGAGATCGAAGAAGAACTATCGCTCGATGAATAAGTATATGGAGGTAACTAATGGCAGTTAGTGCTTTAGCTAAAGTAGGTGTAGCATACGAGGACTCCTGGGGTGCAGGTGGATCTCCTGAAGTTGTATTGCCAGTTGATGATTGGAGCATTTCGCCACAGTTCGAACAAATTCTTGATAACGCTAGGCGTGGCGTGCTGGCAAAGGACTTTGCCGCTTATCAGGGAATCGAAAGAGCAGAGGGTAGCATTGATGGCCCGGTGTTTCCGTATTTTTTCGGATACATCCTCAAAGGTATCTTTGGTAGTGTGTCAACAACTGGAGATAGCCCATGGACACACACCTTTGATTTCTATGAAACGCCACCTTCGCTGTGTATTATTGACGACACTGTTTTGAGACAGCACGAGGGTAAGGGGTTTTTGGCATCCGATCTTTCGATTTCGTTCAGTCCAACCGAAGGACAACTAGGCTTTTCAAGCTCTTGGGTTGGGAAAACCATTGCTCCACGCGGAGATGATTATAATTTCCCTGAGTTTACGTGTCCTGTAGAACCGTTCTTCCGTGGATGGCAGGGTTCGGTTTCACTAGGTGGAAACTATTTCCCTGTTATTGATGGCGATTTTACTATTACTAGAGATGTAACTTTGCACTACGAGTTACAGAACTCACAATCACCAGGGACTGCATACGTTGATGCGCCTGAAGTAACTGGTTCGTTTACTATTAACTATGGCTCTGTAGCTGATTATGACCGTTATCTAAATCATGAGTCAGGATCAGTTAGTGTTTTCTATACACTTGGTACAGCAGCTGACGCCTCTACACTTGAGCTTCAGTTTGGAAGTGTGAACTTTGGCGAAAGTCCTGTAGAGGTTGATAGGTCTGGCGCAGCAATTACACTCGGTCTAAGCTGGCGTGGATTGTATGCTTGTGACTTGGGTGGCCCTGCCAGGGCTATTCTCAAGTGTGACAAAGAATCGTTCTAAAATTATAGATTAAGTCTAATTTGTGGGAAGCTTGCGCTCCCATAAATTAGATATATGATAGACAGTTAGGTGTCAACTAATGGATTCCATAGATTATTTGAATAGGGAGCAAATAGTCGAGAAACTTTATGAAGAAGGTTTCGACGTTTCGGTAAGAACCTTAAGATTTTGGGAGTCCGAAGGTATGATACCAAGTGCGGAGATAATAGGTGGAAATGCCCTTCATAATAGAAATGTCCTTAAGTCAGTTAGAGTTCTGGCTGCCACCAGTCCTAAGGCGTTGGCGAAATTCAGACGTAATGGCGCAAGTAATGTACAGTTAGTTGAGCTAACTGATGATGAAATAGTGTTAAGAATATCATATAAAAAGGAGAAAAGAAATGACTAACCCTTGGAAGAAGTATAGAGAGTCGCGCATTGTAAAGATTACACTTGAAGATTTTGATATGGAAGAGCTTTATATTAAAGCCATGCCTATTGCCGCTTACGGTTCGCACGAGATGGATCGAATTGGAGAGCTGGAAACCAGCGAGCAGCATGTTGAGATGTTCAAGTTGTGGGTAGAAGAATGGAATATCCCCGATGCAGAGGGCGAAGAGGTTTTGCCTTTGCCGCGTGATGATGAGGAAAATACTTGGCAGAAAGTAATTCCTGGCGAGATTCAGGTTTATATTATGAAAGAGATCACGAAAGTGGAGGAGGAAAGAATGAACCTCCCTCCTCAGATAGAGAAGCGGCAATTGCAGCATTAAGGGGGCATGGCAGTCCACCAGTATGGATGAACAAAACTTTAATTATGTTAAAGATGGGGTGGACTGAAAGACAATATTACGAAGATAATACTGCAGAATCTATCAGCCAAATATCCTTCATCCTAGAAAAGATGAACAAGGTTAGGGAGTTTGAAGATAAGTCACCCAAGCGCAAAGCCAAGGTGAACGTACAGATGGGTTAACTATGGCAAAGATTCCGAGACAACTTGTTCGTTGGGACCCCAGAATGTGGCGGGGTCGATACGGAAGAGGTCAGTGGGTTCATATTGTCACTGGCCAAGTAGTTGCTGAAGCCAATATTAGTCTTGAAGCCCAGGATTTCCAAGCCAGAGTTGCTGATCATATACATAGCAAACTTTCTGAATCCCTAAGCGAGCTTCAAAGAGTCGATCCTCATGTACTAAGACGCTTGGCAGACTCTATGGCTCGATTCGCCGGAAAAGAAGAAGATGCTATAAGTGCTATTAATAAAAGCGAAGAGCTTATTAACACAGTCGGCAGACTTGCAGTTGCACGAGCACTCGAGTTCCAAAAGTTAGCTGGTACAGACACTGAAGCCCTTAAAAGAACTTTAAATGAGATAGCACGCGAAGCTGCGAGGGTGGTTTTACCTCGTCGAAATTTAATAAATGCAATATGGAGGTTTGCACCCCTAGCAGGAACCCTAACAGCCGAAGCGTCTAAGAAAATTGCCAAATCTATAGGACTTGAAGTGTCGAGTATGGTTGGTGATGATGTAACTCGAAATCTTTCCCAATTGGCATCCTACGATATTTCCAAATTAACAGAACAACAAGCATTTATCTCGTCAGTTTATGCCCTTTCGGATTCTATTCATAGATATGGTCAGTTCTTATCTAGTGAAGCAGCAGTAGGGTATTTGATTGGTGGGCAGCAATCAGCCATAACATTTGCATTTGATGAAAATAAACTTGAGGCTGTAGAACAAATGTTCTCAGCAATTGGGCAGCCTGAGTTTCCAAGATTCCTAGTAATTAGTTCTATAGAGGGTGAAAACAGAAGAAAGATAATAAACGAATACATACGGCGTTTTAGAATTGCTATGAACACAAAGAATGTACCCTCTATAGGTGGTATGATTAGTGCTCCCATTACAGCCACTGGTACATTAGCAAATGCAATAGGTGAAATCGAAGGACATCCACAAACTGCTGTAGCAGAAGAAGGGTACACACATGTTGCAACTATCGGTATAGCAGATTACGGAGAAAGAACTACACGCCATCAACCACCCGGTCTTTATGGAGAGGTTTTAGCTAGATCAAGAAGTTCGAAACGACCATTGGCAGAAATGGAGGACAAGAAAGCCAGAGCTATTTGGTTTTCTAAGGGCGGTCCAATACGAGCAAGATTTACTACGTGGGGAAAAACAATGAATAAGTCGGATCGAGAAATAGAAAAAATTATGGCTACTGTTTTTGCCAGGGGTACACATGGTAGGGCATGGATGGCAAAACTTGCTACTGATATAGAGTGGCCAGACATTGGAAAAATAATAGGGGAAAACATCAGAGAGCAAATTGAAGAATTCATTGCTAGTGCTTAAAGGTTAAATAATGGCAACAGAGCGAACCGTAGTAGAGGTAGGTGTAGTAGCAACTGGTGGAGGAGAGCCAGACAAAATAGCACAGGGTATAGAGAACATCCGAAATACGGCTGTTAATGCCATACGTGATCAAATTAAAGCCTTAGAAAATCTTTATCAAACAACCCCCAGGCGTGAGGGAGTTGACCCAGGTGCCCCTGCAAGAGAAGTGTTAGAAAGAATGCGGGAACTTGGGCGTAGATCCAGACTTACCGCTGAAGACGTACAATCTGCTAATGATCTTATTGCACAATCTATACGTGAAGTTTTGAGAGCTTCTGGCGAGGGTGTAGATTTACCAGCTCCAGTACAAACTGAAGCAACTTTAAAACAAGTACCTGGACTTCATGAAGCGTATGAAACCTTTGGGTTTTTACTAGAAGAGCAAGCAAGAGTAGGAGAGCAAGCAATATTTGATCTGGTCCATGCGCTACAAGACCTTCAGAGGGCTTTTGGTGATGTGGATTTATCATTACAAATTCCTATTGGTGAACATCTAGAAGCAATAGAAAATAATATTAGATCTACATCAGAGTCGGTAGGCATTGGCAGAGAGGCCTGGAAAAATTATGGCAAAGAGCTTTGGGATGCATTACAGCCATCAGCTTTAATGCGTAAAGAGCTTAAAGAGATTGAATTCCGATCAAAGCTTATGGAGGGGGTGCTCAAAGGAAAAGCGGAGTCTCTTGCTAAATTTGGTGATAAAGTTGAAGGGCTTGGTTCTGAATATGTGGTTCTTGAAGGTATTACACAAAGAGTACAATCAGCAATTAACCTTTTACATAAAGAAGTAAAGACTGCCGAGCTTGTTTTCAGGGGTGCTAAAGAGGGTGCGGGGGAAATTGCTAGTGGCTTTTCAAGGCTTACAGGGAAGGCTGCTGGTGCCAAAGGTGGCATATCAAAAATAATAGGGATGCTTGGTAAGATGAATCCCAAATTGCTTTTGGTTACTGGTAGCGTGCTAGGACTTCGGCTTGGATTTAAAGCTTTGGGTGAAGGCATTAGAATTACCAAACAGGTTATTGAGGGTGCGGGAAATATAATCAGGCGCTTCATTGGATTCCTACGAAACCTTATTCAAACCTTAGCTGACGTAGTTCGATCTGTTTACAATACCATGCAATCCATCTTAGAGTTTGCTAGGAATGTGGGCGAAAGAGCTGTTAATGCAGTAAGGTCTTTAATTCAAGGCCTCGGCAGACTGATTCCTAGTTTCCGTGGGTCTTCCGAAGCTGCAGACAGATCAAATAGAACATTCTACCTCACAACCCGTCGTTCCTATGAAGCTGCACGAGCTGTTGACTACTTCTCTTCTGTAGCCGCAGGTTTCAGTACTGGCATGTCAGTTGCCCGAGGAAATCTTACCGCATTTGCACTTTCCGCTCACTGGATGCGCCGAACTATTATCCCGGTAATGATGACAGTTACTGCGCTTACAATAGTTGTAGCAGGACTATCTAACGCATTCAAGAAACTTACTGAAAGAGCTATTGAGTTTGGAGCCAGAGCGCAAGATGTGCAAAGGCATTTTGGTTCACTTGCAGCCTCAATGGAAGAGGGTACACAGTATTGGATGGCCAGTGCTCATTGGGCTATTAAGTATGGCAGAAGCTTAGAAGATACTCGCGATAGCTTAGTTGAATTCTGGCAAGCAGGGCTTGATACAAATGAGATGCTAGGCGCAGCTCAAGCTCTTGCATCAGCTTGGAACATGGAGCTTTCGCAAGCGTCAAATATATTAGTTAGAGCTGTTGGCGACACCGAGGGTGCTGTAGACTCCTTACGCGATTACGGTATCGTGATGGATGAGGCTGTAAATCATACTGACAGGCTCACCAGGGCGCAAGAGATTTCTACAGCGGTGATGGAACAATTTGGTGAAGCTGCTGAGCAGTACGTGCAGAGCTTAACTGGCGCGTTGCAGAGAGCAAGTTCAGCCTTTGAGTATTTCTGGGAAATACTTACCGAGCCTATAGCAGCACAAGTTTTAGCACCAACAATAAATGCATTTGTCAATTTCTTTTCTACAATTATCGCACTAACTGCTGCACTCTGGAAGAGCGAAGCAGCACAATCATACTTTAACAGGACGCTTTCTATTGCTACAGATCTTGTAAGGAGATTCCGACCTGAAATAACAATACTTGGCAATATAGTAAGGCTGGTAGTCACGGCAGCTTTCTGGGGATTGCAAGCAGCGCTCCGTGGTGTAGTAAGGGCTATGGAGCAACTACTCACTTGGGTCAGGGGGTTGTTTAACTGGCTATCAGCTCTTATTAGGCCGATCAAGCCACTTGCTGATGCTTTTAGAGCATTAAGTCAATCTTGGAAAGAGGTTGCGTTTACAGATCTATTGCAACAAGCAAAGCAGTTTCTTCTTGATTTCCCAATTACGATGTTTGGGATCGAAACTACACTCAGAGAAGTTATTGGTGTTTTTTGGAATACGCTTAAAGAGAATTTCTGGAGCTACATGGCAGGATGGGCGGTGTCGATTGGCGGTCAGCTTTTAGCACATCTTGCTGGTATCAAGAAACTAAGCATCCGTGGTATTGTCGGAGCACTTGTAACAGTATTGCTTCGATGGTTAGGTGATTCTGTAAAAGACTTCTTAATAGGTGCACACCCACAACTAGAAGATATGTTCACAAATATGTTTGATGTAGCTACATGGATGTCAATTATCGGAGCTACATTCTTCGGTCCGCGTGGTGCACTCGTCTTCTATCTCGCTGGACTCTTGGCAGGGTTTTTAGATCATACATTTGAGCTTGGTATAAACGAGTTTGTGCAGACTACGTTAGAGAGAGTGGGTAACTATCTAAGAAGTAGATTCCAAGTATTCTGGGAGAACCTATTTGTTTGGGAAGATGATCAGATAGTAGCAATTAATTTCGATCAGGCATTTAGAGCACTTGCTGATCAACTTATAGATGATTGGAATACGATATTCTTACCTGCAATCCAAGACTTCCTTGGAATGGAAGGCGAGGGTCCGTGGAAAATATCTGACTATATTGGGCATGCGTTTATAACAGCTTTTAGAGGTGCTACGTGGGTTGCTGGCGTGTTCATTAAACTTTATGAATTAATTAAGCAAGGATGGGAGGAACATGTTGTACCTGCTTGGCGTGATTATATAAGACCAGAGCTTGAGAATCTTTGGGAAACATACTTGCGCCCACCGCTTGAAAACCTCTATAATCAGTTTAAAGCTTATTGGGATGCCTTCTGGGGTGTGTTGCTTGGTCGTGAGATGGAAACTGATATTGAATGGGACGTTAGATTTTGGGGTGACGATTGGGCACCAGATATTAGCAGTCCTATTCAAGATATGGAAAACCTATTTGAAAGATCGCCAATCTTGAGAACAATTAAAGATTTGACTGAATCTATTCAAGAGTTGATACCTGATCAAGATCAGCTTAATAGATTCTCAGAATTTGCCGGAACGCTTGGAAGAATTGCTAGGATTGTAGGAACATGTGCAACTGCAGTTTGGGATTTAGCCAGAGGTACTTGGCATTTTGTTGGTGCGATTAGAGAGTTGGCAAGAATCTTTGGGCTTGTTACAGACCCATTTGGAGAACTGGATGAATCTAGTGGATCTGTAGCAGGGAGTTTATTTGGTATAAACCTAACTGCTGCTGAAATTGTAACAAGTGGTATAGCGGGTTATATTAGTTTTTGGGCCGGTGTATCCGAGACTTTACATAGATGGACGAGGCGCACTCGAGAGCGATTGGAAGAACTCAGAGATGGTATTAAAGAGTTTATTGATACTAAGATTGACGAGTTTATAGAAGGAGTCAAAGGGGAATGGCAAGAACTTGTTGAGGCTTTGCAGCTTGTAGATCTTTGGGAGGATGTACTAAAACCTATATGGGAAGATTTTAAGAAGCTGCTTAGGAATTTGTTTGGCAACACTTGGTCTGAGGATATGACTAAGGGTTGGGATGAAATGTGGAATGAATTTGGTAATATAGCAGGAAGAGTTGACCAAAGAGTTCTACAACCAATCCGAAACTTCTTTAATAGGTTTAGAGATAACTACTTTAGTCCTTGGAAGGGTGATGTAGAGAAGTTATGGGATGATATATTTGGTGGAGCGGGGTTCTTTAAGAGGAAATCTGATAAGGCTGACGAGAGAATCTTAAGTCCTATAAGAGGGTTCTTCACGGATTTCCATGATGATTATTTGTCTACGTGGAAGAGTGACGTAGAAAACCTTTGGGATAGTATATTTGGAGAAGATGGTTTCTTAAAGAGTGTTGGTGACAAAGTAAAAGTAAATATTTTAGATCCGATAGAAGGTTTCTTTACTACATTCTATGAGGATACTTGGCCGTCAGTTCTTACTCCTGTTAGAGCGCTTTGGGCGACATTATTCGGAGACCCCGACGAAGGAACCCGAGGTTTCTTTATGGAAGCAGCTTGGGATTTCTATGGCAAATTTAAGAAATGGCTTAATGATCATCTTAATGTTGATCATGGCCCCTTCTACGTTTTCCGTGTAGCACTACAAGGTATTGAGGGTGCTATTAGAGGAATAATAGACGCACTCAAAGAATGGGTTGGCAGAATCTGGAGACCGCAATATGAAGACCCAGGAACACCTACAGTACCTTCGTGTTTCGTTAAGGGCACTCCGATTTTGATGATCAATGGTAACGAGACATCTATAGAGTACGTAGATATTGGTGATATGGTTCTTTCGTTTGATCCTGAAGATGGTACATTCGCTAGTGGTGCAGTTACAAGTATTGTTTCTAGAGATACAGATTTTGTTTATAAAATTACTACAGAGGACGATAGAGTGGTAAAGGTTACAGGCGAACACCCGTTCTACATGCCGAATAGTAACAAGCGAAGTGTGCATAAGGACTTTGTTCTGGCAAAAGATATTGAAGCTGGAGATGATATTTTCGTAGAGAATGGGAACAGTCTTTCTAAAGAGAAAGTTCTTAAAGTAGAACAAGTGTTCGAAATGAATACAGTATATAACTTTAATGTTGAAGAGTTTCATACGTATTTTGCTAATGGTATAGCGGTGCACAATGATAAACCTAATGGTATGCAACATGGTGGCGTTGTGTACAGACCGACGAGAACACTCATCGGCGAGATGGGACCGGAGGCAATTATCCCATTACGTCATGGGAATGTTCCTGTGCAGATGGTTAATGGCGCGGGAGGCGGGATTACTTTAGAGATTAATATTACTGGCAATACTTTTGGTTCGCCAGATGATGCCAAGAAGGTTGCAGATGATGTTTCGAGAGAAGTTCTTAGAAAGCTTAGAGTTCGTGGCGTATCAACAACGGGTAGGTTTTAATGACTACAGGGCTTGAAGTCGGAACTTACGATTTAAGTACAGATAGTATTATATGGGAAAATCATTATAGTTATGCGTCTATCATAGACCTTGTGATTAATGACGGTCTTGGTGCAATGAGTGATAGCGCAAGTTGGTCTATGCGCTATCCTACATCTTATGTTGTAGATCAAGGAAAAGAACTTCCGCTTGGTGGACAGCTCTTTAGAATAATCATCGATGACGTGAAGATGTTTGAAGGCATCATAGGTACACCTGCTAACAGGTGGCTTAGCGGTGGTGCTGCTATGGAGGTAGATTATACCGGAGATAGTTATGTTAGGTTACTGGATAGGCATTTAGTTGTAGGAAAAGAAATACCAGAGCAACGAGCCGGTGCAAGGATAAGATGGGCATTAAACGAATTCGCAAAAGGATTTACAAACTTTGAGTTTATCCAAGATGGACCGTACATTCCTGTCAGTGATTATGATTACGTAGCAGTATCTTCTGTGATAAGCAATATTGCTAATCAGGTTAATTATCTTTGGTCGATAGACTACGACAAAAAAATTCACTTCTTTCATACGATGGAAGAAGAGGCACCTATATCAATCATTGACGCAGATGCTTGGGGAAATGTCCTCAACACTGTGGGTGATTTGGAAGTTATACATGATGCTACTGGTATCGCCAATGTAATTATTCTTAAGGACTTTGCTTCTAAGGACACCGAGTCCCACTCACATGAAACTAAAGCTGATGGTACTACAAGTTTCTTTAGTCTTCCATTGCCTCCGTTTTCCGTGCAAGACACGGATGTTTATGTAAGACCTGAAGGGACAGACAGTTGGGTACAAAGGACTGTTGTTCCTGATCCTTTGGGTATAGAGGGCGAGGCTGATATAGATGGAATACCTGGAGTTGCTTATGTTTGTATATGGAATTGGGGGATAAGATTTCCGCAGCAAGAATACGACGGCGAAGGAAGGCCCGGTGCTGGAGATGATGTTAAAGTAGACTATAAACCCGAAATACCCGATAGGATTGCAGTTGTATTTGACGATGATTCTATTAGAGAGATGCAAAGAAGGCAGGGTGGCAGTGGACATCACGAGATGACAATATCGGTGTCAGATTTTAGGGTAGAGAAGGACGATCCGGTAATATCTTTGGGCAATCTTATTTTGCGCAGGAAAGCTTGGCCTATCACTCACGGAAGCTTTACGATAAGAACACAGAATTATGGTGAATGGCAGCCCGGACAGACGCTCACTTTAATATCTAACAAGAGGGATATATTTGATGTTAGACATTGGGTTAGATCAGATTATACAGAGAAAGAGCCGGTACGAGTTTGGGTGATTAATGTAGAGAGGGTTTTTGAAGTGCACAGAGATGGAATATGGGAAAGAAATAATATAGCATTTACATCGCAACCTTGGGAGGTGCCTGGATAATGGGTTTCTTTAGTATTAATAATGAAGATGGGTCGCTTTCGCACTACAGTAATATTGTTACTAATGCAGGAATAACTTCCCTGGGAGGCGCACTTGCAAGCAACACGGGTCCAAATTGGATTTATGTAGCAACGGGATTGGGCAGCACGGCGGCCACAGCGACAGATACGGCATTAGAGGAAGAGATTTGCAGGAGGCCTATATCAGGCGCACACTCTCCGAGCATTGGTGTTACGAGATACTTAGGTGTGTTTACTCCAAGTGAAGGAAATGGTCACTGGCGCGAGTTAGGTATATTCGATACGCCTGCAAACAGGCACTATCTCAGTGCATGCGAAAGTACGTCTGGCTGGAGCGCTGGTGGACATGGTACTTTAGTGCAGGAGACTACTGTGGTACAATACTTAGGTGCTTCTATTTTGTGCCAAACAACTGCGAGTGGTACAATTCCTTATGAGACATCTACAGCGCTTCAAGTGTTAAGTAATTGGTCGCTCGGTAGTGTTTTCCAGTTCTGGTATAGACCGAGTATAAATCTAACAGGTTCTTTGCTAGTACGACTTGGTAGTAGCAATATGAATTATTATGAATGGGCTTTTACGCCTGGTGACGCTAATCAGTGGTCACATTTTAGTAGAACTTTTGGCGAAGCAACTGTTTCAGGAATTCCATACAGTCTACAATATTTTAGATTGTCGCATACAGCGCAAGGATCTATATTCAATCAGTATTTAGACTCATTAAGTGTATTTAATCCTGGTGGTACATTGATGGCTCGAGGTATCGTAGACGCGGAAAAAGTTTATGGGACAGTTCGTAACGTTTATTACAGTACAAGGATTGAAAGAGGTTAATTATGGGAATAGGTTCAGACAAGCTTTCAGATTTGATAGCAGAAATATGGGATCGCTCACATCATATTTTCCCAAAGTCTGCAGGGATGCAAAAGATTCTTAGGTGGTTGATACACACAGATGATTTGTTGATATTTGAAGAAGAGCCACTTAGTACTGACGAAGCACCCTATCCAGCACTTTGGGCTAGTGGTTCATTTAATTCCAATGAAAACATTCGTTGGGGTGGAGGAGTTTGGAGCTAATGGCACCTAATTCAAGCCCAGTCGTAGCAGGCGTAGACGCAGTGCAAGCATCACAATATAATGATTTAAGAGACGATATACTTCATATTTCTACAGGTCACGATCATGGCGGTACAGGAGAACGTGGTGTTAAACTTTCTGGGTCGGTGGCGCTAGATAGTGAATCGGTTACACTTGATGAGATGGAGCATATAACAAGAAAGATTTTAGTTCCTTGGGTTGGTGTTACCAGAGCTATAAATTGGGATGATCGCGGCAAACATGTTGGTGGATGGAATGATGTTCAAGGCGCAGAGTTTCTTAATCTTTATGGAAACTGTCATGCTTATACTGGATGGATGGTTCCGCCCGATTTTGTTAGTAATCTTACCGCCCAAGTAATCTTTCATCAAAGCAGTATGTTTAATAAGGCATACAGAATCCAGTTTACTCTTGGGTATGGACATTTGGGTTCAAATTCTTCAGAATATACATCTGATACAGGGCAGATTACTTGGATTGACGAGGGGGCAGATCAAGGCGATTTGATGGAAGGACCCTCGCTTAATTTAGCAAGCGCTGAGGCTGAGCATATTGTAAGATTTAAGTTATCAAGATTCCCAGATCATCCAGAAGATGAAGAAACTTTCCGAGTCCAGTCACATGGTGTAGTAATTTCTTACACAGCTGCAGGCTAGGAGTAATTTATGCCAGAAAGAGCTTTTCCTAGATCGTTTCTATATGGCCCGTTAAAAGAAAGGCCACCAACAGGTACTGTCATTGGGCAGATGTATGCTACAACTGACCAAAAACCACGCAATGTATCTATGTGGGATGGCGAGAGATGGCAAACACTTGTTAGCATGGAAAGCCCTCATGTTAATCTTGAAAGCTTAACTGTGGGTACTGACGATGTAACATTCTTCATTGGAAGTAAAAGCGATGAAGTAATATCAATGCAATCAAGCAATTTTGTCTCTGGCCTGTCAGGCGTTCGGATTACTGGATATGGGAACGCAGAATTTAATGATGTAACTGTTCGTGGCGCTTTGACTTCTGCAGTATTTGTGAAAAACTTAGTTAGTGCTCACGCTGGCACACTTATAGTTGTTAAGTCAGCAGGAAAACTAAGTACTGCTATGGCTGTACCAGAAGAAGAAGAGCCTGTGTGGTGGGAAGAATCTGAGTTAGGTCCTTGGTCTGGCACTTGGCTTATGTCGGTGGAGTCACCTCCGGGTGGAGGGGTGCTGTTTGATGAAAATGATATATGTAGATGTAAGACTGTTACAGACGACGGGATTAAAGATGTTTGGTTCCAAGTAGGCGAAGGCACAGAGAAATCACATCCTCTTATGCCAGGGAATGTACAGACTTATGAATGTACTCACCTTCACGGCCCATTTGAAACTGTTTTTCCTGTTGGTGCTCCAGTACTAGATTACGGGCAAGCTGGCGATGGTGGAATTATTTTAGATGCATCGGATAGCGCACCCTCGTTTAATATATTTACACATCAGGGCGAACCCTGGACATCTAAATCAAGCAGGGTATTTCTAGGTCATTATATAGATGATTATGCCATAGTTATTAGAAATGCTGCTGGTGAAATTATCTTTAGTTCTAGAGATACTGCGTCAGTAGATCCTTCATTAGCTGGATGGGTAATTACAGAGGATACTCTATCTTCTGACAATGGGCATGTTGGTATGAGTTCAGCGGTTTCACCCAACATAAGATTTTGGGCAGGAAACGATGATAAAGCCGCTGCCCCATTCCGTGTTAATGCATCTGGCGATCTAGTAGCTACGAGTGCTACTATAGAAGGAAAGGTAACTGCTACCGAGGGTGCTTTTACAGGGAAGGTAACTGTTGGTGCAGACTCACCTTACATTGAAATTGATGGCGCGGCAGCAAATAAACGAATTCAATCCAGCAACTTCGCTTCTGGTTCTGTAGGATTTAGAATAGATCAGCACGGTGATGCCGAGTTTAACAATGTTTATGTCAGGGGTGCTCTTACTTCTGCGGTGTTTGTTAAGGACTTGATTGAAGCTAGAGCTGGTTCGATGATTGTCGTAAAAAGCGCTGGCGTTCTGAGTAATGATATGGCAGTGCCTAACTCTGGCACTTGGTTAATGTACATAGACGATCCCCCTGGTGGCGGGTTCCTATTTGATAATAATGATATTTGTAGATGCAAGACAGAGTACAGTACTGGCATTGGTGATATTTGGTTCACGGTTTCCAGCCGACATGACATGGGAGATGGTAGACAAAGATATACCTGTACTTACCAAAGCGGGACAAAGAATATCACCTATCCTTCAGGTGCACCTGTTTTAGACTATGGAACATCAGGCGATGGTGGAATAATCCTGACCGCTGATGATAACAATGGTCCTTTTATTAATGTGTTTACACATGCAGGTGTTCCGTGGACTACGCTATCTGAAAAGTTAAGAATTGGGAATCTTAAGGGCACGGCGCTTTATGCTGGCGATGCCTACGGAATTTTCATCGGCGAATCAGACGCTGCATATCTTTCTTATGACACTACCAATGGCTTAAGAGTTAAAGGATCTATTACTGTTACTGGCGGTTCGGGCGTAGGCGAGTTTGACGATTTCCCTGATGATGAAATTGAAGCTGCAATAAAAGGCAGGATACGTGGTGTCATAGGTGTATTTGAACCTTCTCCAGGATCTGAGAGTACTACTATTCGTTGGACTAGTGTAACTATTTACTTTGGTGATGGTACAAGTCAGGCTATAACTAATAGTAATACTGGAGCAATGAGTGCTAGGACTTATGTTTATTACGATGGTACTAATACATTAAAGGTTACTACCAATCCTGCAAACATCGGAGCAGGTGAAGTCCTTATAGCCGTTGCACAGAATGGCGTAGAAAAGGCGTCAGTACAGGTTGTCGCAGGCGGTACGTACATTTCAGGTGATTGGATTGCTACAGGCAGCATATTGGCGACGCATATTAATGTTGCTAGCCTTGAAGCTATATCGGCAGTTATTGGTGGATGGGACATTACTGGTACTACTATTGAAAGCTCTGATGGAAGAATTGTACTAAACAGTGATGACCCTAACATTGTAATCAAAGACGATGGCGGCAATATCATCTTTGATGCTACAAGTTCAGGTGGCGGCACTGGCAAGATAGCAGGGTGGAATATAACACCTACCAAGATTGAGTCCCAAGACAGTACTGTTGGTATAAGCTCTTTGGCAACTGCTAGCGACGACATCAGATTCTGGGCTGGCCACGCCACGTTAGCAAGCGCACCATTTAGAGTGACTAAGAGTGGAAAGCTGACTGCTACAGAGGGTGCTTTTTTGGGCAAGATGTCTGTGGGTGCGAGCGAGCCCTACATCGAGATAGACGGCGGCGCGTCCGAAAAGTACATCCGATCCAGCAATTTCCAACCTAGGATGGCCGGCTTCAAAATAGACGAGCACGGTGACGCCGAGTTCAACAATGTTAGAGTAAGGGGATCGCTAACAAGCGCGGTGTTTGTAAAAGGTCTTATTGAAGCACGAGCG